TCACCGACAATAACGCTACCGGGTGACCTTATCATACCACCTTTTGCAAGAAGCGGAATCTGTGGAGCAGTGAAGGTTGGGATAGCAGGAATACCGATAACTCCTGTGACCTTGTTAATACCCTTTATAAGACCATTTATTCCGTTGACTGCACCGCGTATCATTGCATTGATACCCTTGATGATTCCGTTAATAGCACCTTTTATGGTATTTACAATACCATTCCATACATTTTTTATTGCATTACCGATTCCGGTAAATACCGATGTACACGCCGATGAAATCGTATTCCAGGCTCCGCTTAAGAATCCCGTGATTCCGTTCCACACGGACATTACGGTGTTTTTTATACCTTCCCATAACCCGGTAAAGAATGATGCAATTGAAGAACCGACAGAAACAAAGAAATCACCGACCGCCTGAAAGGCGCTTTTGCACCATGCACATACGGCATCCCAATTCATCCAAAGAGCAACACCGATTGCGATAAGAGCTCCGATTGCTACGATGATAATGCCTATGGGGTTTGCTGTCATTGCAATGTTTAATGCTATCTGTGCAGCGGTACATACACCTTGTATGATTGCCCACGCATTCTGAACAAGATTTACTGCTAAAATTGCTGTTTTGTATGCCACGATTGCTCCGGCAATTCCGGCTATAATCGGTGCTATCCAGCTCCAGTTGTTAACAAAGAAATTGAGAACAGCTTCTGCACCGGAAACAACACCTGCAAGAGCATTGACAATAAGCGGAAGTCCGTTATCCTTAACCCAATTCAAAGCAGGCTTACAAAATTCAAAAGCTGAGAAAAGTGCATCTTTTAAAGTTCCGAGAATCCGAAGAATGCCGCCGAATGCATCGGAGTTTGCCTGCACCGCTGTCTTTATATTATTGAAGGCAGACACACCGTATGACCACACAGCCTGAAATGCCGTGGTAAGAGGTGGAAGAACATTGTCTTTAATCCACAGAAGAGGTACAGATGCTGCATCTATTGCTGAAACCACCACGTTTTGAACTGTAGGCATTGCACTTGCAACATAGCCAAAGGTAGCAGTTAAAACCGGGTACAATTTTGCCCCGATAACCTCTTGCATATCACCCCAGGCATTTTTGACCTGAATGATTTTACCCTCCGGAGTATTTGCCATTGCTTCAGAGAGTCCTCCGAAGTTTTGAGCTAATACCTCAACGAGCATGGCGGCTCTTTCACTTTCGGTTCCGTTTGCAAGAATCTTCTTTTGTGTATCATCAAGAGTTACTCCGTAACGAGTAAGGGCACCGACATTTCCTGTCATAACCTTACCCATAAGATTTGCCATTTGCTGCATTTGGTCTCCTGATACTGAAACTCCGTATTGTGAGACCGCCAAATCTTGCAAGGAAGGTAATAGGGTTTTTATGGTATCACTTTGCAGTTGGAATGTTGCAAGCTGTGAAGCACCCTGGATGGTTGCTTCATCACCGACCGTAGTTATGCCTTGGAGTTCGGATGCATACTTTTTCATTGCGTTGACATTTTCAAGGGTAGTACCCTTGACGTTCATCATAAGCTGTTCAAGACGTGCTTCAGCTTTCACCTGAGTTTCGCAAGCTGTTATACATTGTTTTGAAAAATCAACTATTTTGCTGAACCCGGCATAAGCAGCGATGACACCTGTGACTTTTTTTGCAAGGGATGTAAGTGAGTCACCGGTGAGCTTGTTTTGATTACTCATCTTTTTGAGACTTCCGGTAGCATTGGTTGTATGAGTTTTCAAATTTTTAGTGCCTGTAATGGCATTTCGTATTCCGGTTGTAAAATTACCGTCTTTAATTGAGAGGGTGGCACCTATGTTTCGTTTAGCCATCAGCTACCACCACCTGTTAATGCTTTGTATTTTTCTCTCTCATCCTCAACATATATTTCATAACAGCTTTTATAGAAAATCTGTTCCGTGAGAGGCTTGTTGATTATTTGCTCCGGGACAATACCACGGTTTGCGAAGTGACAGAGCATGGCAAGCTCTCCGTCACCTCTTATGAGTTTTTTATGTCATCAACGAGTTTTACGCCGTCAACGTATCCTGCAAGCTTTAAACATTCAAGAGCAATCTGAGGGATTTCTCCTGTGTCAAAAATCTTATCCACAATTTCCATAGGATCAACACATCCGAATGCTTCCTGAAGCTCTTTAGATTTAAGACAAGGTTCGGTTACGCAGGAATAAACCATATATGCATCACCGTTGTCCATTTCCTGTGCATCACGGGCAAGAGCTCCCGAAGGACTTTCGATTGTTATTGTACCGCCGAGTGATTTTATATAAAGGTTGGCGGTTTTGGGTTGTTTCTTGCTTTCAAGCATTTGCTCTTTTCTGCGGATAAGTTCCTGCAGAGTAATTTTGGTATTTTTAGTCATATAGCTTTCCTCCTTATCTTACTTCGACTAAATCGGGGAAATAGTAGTCGGTGAAACCACCGCTGTATTCCTCATCAATCATTTTTGCGTTTTCAAATTTCTGAAGCGTGAGTTCGTTGAACCAGGCATTTTCGATTACAAGTCGCTCGCTGCCGTATGCATCGGGATCATCAATTTTGGAGATAATCTGAATGCGGACATCCTGACCGTGTTTGATTTTTTCGGAGAGAAGCTGTGCTCCTCTGGAAAAGACCTTCTTGACCTTCATACTCCATTCACCGGTCAGACCTGTCATTTTTGAGTCTTTTGCCATTTGCATAACAAAGTCAACATCTTCACGCTCAATCTTTACTTTTGCTTCGTATGAATCGGTTTCATAAACGGGTTCACCGTCGATATACACCATGCCCCATTTACCGTTCATAACTCTTGGTGCTGTGGGTTTTACAGCCATATATAATCACCGTCCTTATTCAATGTAGATGCCGAAGTTCATGTCTTCGATTGCATCCTGAACCTGCACATTTGCTTTTAGAAATACATAAGTGCCGGTATTGGCAGTTTTGATTTTTTCATCTTCCCATGACGATACATCCTTTGTAAGGCTCAGCCATTGACGGGTAGATTCGATATCGATTTCAGCCTTGTTGTCAAACTCGTCATACAAAACACCACGGTTTGCAAGGTCCTTAAAATATTTATTTACAGCGGCAACAAATACAATTTTGTTGTCGTAGGAGTTTTCAACCTTGCCGACAAATTCATCTTCGAAGGTAGTACGAACATCATCACGCATCATATCAATGGCTTCAATTATCTTTATTTTTGAGAAATCTTCGCCTTTTTCATCGTTAAAGTCCGTGAAGGAATTAACACCACGGGCAATTTTGATTTTTATGCCGTCATTGATAAGGATGAGTTTTCCGTTATCAACATCTTCATCCGGTGTTTCGGATTCCGTAATGCTTGTTACTTCGTTGAGAGCAAAATATGTTGCACTTCGGTTAAGGGGAAGTCCTGCGAGAATTCCAGCTATGCGAGCACAGAATTCGGAAGTGGTATAGGTTTTTGAACCAACCTTTATGTTGTCGGTGCAGAAATTGATGATTCCCTCAAAATTAGCACCGCAGGAAGGAAGCACGGCTTTGAATGTTTTGTGGAACGTGTTTCTCATATTTTTGATAAATTCTACAACGGTATCTTTTTCGTCATCGGTCACGGAAGGAACGGTGAGGTAATACCAGTGTTTGTTTTTTAAACGTTCAAGAGCTACACTTATATCACTGTCGGTTTGCATTCTCTCGACTATGACCTTTGATGGATTCCCCATAAAAATCAAAGATAAATATGCGAGATTGCTTGCCGTAAAATGACTTTTTACAATTTCGCTTTCCTTGGTGTATGTGTGGCTTTCGGTAGTATTGCTGTTGTCTTTGAGTATTACTGCAACAATACCACGCTCGCTTCGTGCAATGATTGTTTCGGCAAGTGTCTTAAATTCAATGAGTATCTTCGGAAGTCCCATAGCTTTGTGTCACCACTCTTTCTTCTAAATCTTTCATTAATGGATATTTTTTGATTTCTGTTTCGGTTTCCTGATAAAATTCAAGCTCAAAATATGCTTTGAGTACCGTTTTATCCACATCAAAGGTTATTTCATTTACGGATAAAAATCGGTTATTGATTTCTATGGGAGAATACAGAAATATGTTTTTAAATTTCTCGGCATTTTCAATAAGCTCTTCTCGGGTTTCTATTGCCGGGTGATATGAGATTTCAACGCTGTCGGTTACAAACTCTCGCACTTCGGTTTCAACAGTCGCATTTACGGGGAATACATCTACAAAGCAAGCAGGCTTATCAAAGCCTTCCTTTACTTCAGATGCCATAACGGTGTACCCGTTGGCGGTAAGTGTTTTACCGACTGCGATTTGAATGTCTTTTATAGTAATCATAATTCAACCTCTCTTGTCAGATCTGAAAGAAGATTCTCCGCTGACTTATTAAAACTTGACTCCAAAGAACGGAAGGTGGATTCAAGCATTTTTTTGCCCTCAACTCTGCCGCCTGATTTGACACCTTTCACTGCTCTTCCGACACGGTTAAGTTTTCTTCCGTTGGCACGGGAACTCCCACCGCTTATAATTTCGTGTCCGTCTTCAACAAGATGGGCATGGGGAGCTTCGGATTGGGTACGAACAACACGTGTCTTTCCGTATTGCTTAGGCTTTTTCATTCGCCATGAAGATTTTAGCTTTTTCGTCTTGCCGACGGGAGTTTTTGATTTTGTTTTATTGGTCGCAACTCTACCTTGTGCTGCAAGCATGGCATCCACCTTGTCGGGATACTTCTTTTCTATACGGTTGAAAGCTTTTTGCAGTTCGTCAAATCCAAAAACTTCAGATTCAGCCATCGGAATCACCTTCATAATTTTGAGCATTTTTTCTCCCTGTCTCTGTTGCCACAATCTGAAGTTCTTCCTGCCTTCCGTTTAAGTCCAGTACAGATATAATTTCGAATTCACGGTTGGCATAAAAAATATGCATATCCTGCGTGATGCCGGGAAAGTATCGGGTATGAATTCTGTATGTAGTTTCTGCCCGTATTTTCTGACTTTCTTCATATTCACGACCACTCATCGGAACAACAAGACCTGCAACGGAGTATTCGGTAAGCAGGAGTTTGTGAGCATAGACCTTACCATCTTTTGATACCATAACGGCATTGCCGTCTGAATTCCGGGTGAGGTAAACGTCTGAATCTTTTATCTTAAGTGTTGGATTAAGGTATGGTTTGAAGGGTTTGTAGCATGGAACGGATTCGCCCATACCGTTGAGTTTTATCACCGATGGTTTTAAAAAAATAACCCGGTGGCGTAATTTTGAAAAGTTCACTCAGAACACCTCTTTTCTGTATGGATCTAAAAGACGGTATACAGCTGCCGGTACATCTGCACCGTTACGGTTTTCAAAAAAATGAGATATTACAAGCAGCTGTGCTTGTTTGATAGATTCAACTTCTGCTTCGGGGAGAGGACTGCGCATATAGTTTTCGCACAGTTCCTTTGCCAAAAGAAGAAGGACGGAAAGATATCCGTCCTCTTCATCGTGGTCAATTCGCATGAATTCTTTTACATACTCAAGTGTCAGCATTGTCTTTACCACCGGCCTTTGGTTTTGATGCAGATTTCACTTCCTCGGCAAGATTGCCGGAAATGAGATCTTTTGCAATGTCTGCAGGTGCATCGACTGTTTCTCCCATTGCATACGAGAAGTTTTTGCCGGCACAAGAAACTTTTACTTTAATTTTCATAGCTTACACCGTCCTTATGCTTTGCAGTGGAGGGTTTTTACAGCTTCGGGAAGAGTGAGTCTTCCGTCTACTCTCTGGAATGTTCTGAAGCCTACCTGACCGGTAGCTGCGTACAGTTCGTTGAGTCTTTGGAATATTCTGCCCTGACGGTCGGCAATCCAATAGTATGATAAATCACCGAAAGCTAAAGGCTTGTTGCCTGCACCGAGTTCGGGCATATAGCTTGACGAGTAGATTTTATTGCCGATGAGAGTGTCGGGCTGTCCTTCTTTGAGACCGGGTTGCCACAGATATACACCATTTAAATCCTTGAGCTGACGGATTGCTTTAACGGTTGAATCATTTGCAATAAACACAGCATTTTTTCTGTACGGGGAACGGAGACTGTGATAGAGGTCTATGATTTCATCTGCGGTAATTGCTGTTGAGGTTGCAGAGGTTAATCCGACATCTGCGGTATTTAAGAAACCTGTAGGCCTTGCTGTTCCGTTGCCGTTAATGAAGGCATTTTCTTCAGCTGCAGCCATTCTTCTTACAAACTCCTTGGAGATGTATCCTTCGATGTCAAATGCCGCATCATTCAAAAGTTCTTCCGATACTTTTATAATCGATGTAAGCTTGTGTGCACCGAGAGAGATAACACCGAAGGAGTCATCAGATTCGGGGAAGGCTGCCTCTTCATCTGTCCAGGATGCTTCACCGTGTCCGGCAACAACAGGGATTTTTTTGTCACCGCTTGAAGAACGGATAACGGTTGCAAGTGAGCGAATGATGTTTTCTTCGGTCAACTTGTCAATGAGCTTGTTTTCAAATTCATCGGGTACAAGGTATCCGCCTTCGGAGTCGGTGCCTATCTGCAATGCATTAAATACATCATAGTTGGGGTTTTTGTTATGCATAGCAGACCAGAACGCTTTCTTGTATTCATCTGATGCTCTTCCGGTTTTTGAGTCGGGTTTTGAAGCAGGAGCATTTGTGATGGGTTTGGATGTGGGTTTGGCAAGCTCAAGGTCAAGAGCATTTCGTCTTTCGACAATTTCGATTTCTTTTCCGAGAGCCACAATTTCATTTTCCATCTTTTCGTATGTAGCTCTGTCTTCGGCAGACATTATGTCTCCGTCACGTTTGGCATTGTCGAGGAATTGCTTTGCTTTTTCCCAAAGGTCAGCTCTTTTCTGTCTTAATTCGAGTGCTTTACTCATGTAAAATCAGTCCTTTCATTTTAATAAATTTAATCGGGTTTCAAGTTGTGAAATCTCTATGCCATCAGGTTCTTTGGCTATAGTTTTGAGCCTTTTTTTCATTGCTGCAACAGTGTTTGTAACCATAGCGCTTTTGTCAAATATCTCATCTTCCTCTGCTTCCTTGGCATCTTCGGTATAGAGAATTTTGTCACAAAATCCAAGGTCTAATGCCGCTTTAGCATTAAGCCAGGTTTCGGCATCCATCATTTTTGATATTTTTGTGTGTGAAAGACCTGTCTTTGCCTGATAGGCATTTATGATACTTTCCTTGACTTCGTTAAGAAATTCAATTCCCTGTTCAAGTTCGGATACTTCACCGTAGAGCATCATGCTCGGGTTGTGACACATAAGCATTGAGACCGGTGACATATATACCATATCACCTGCCATTGCTATAACAGATGCTGCCGATGCGGCAAGACTGTCTATTTTGACAGTGATTTTACCCTTGTGTTCTTTTAAGGCATTGTAGATTTCGCTTGCGGCAAATACGTCACCGCCGGGGGAATTAATCCATACGGTTAAATCTCCCGAATAGCTTGCAAGCTCGCTTTTGAATGCTGCGGGGGTAACTTCATCACCCCACCACGATTCAT